GTTTTGGAAGTATTCCGAGATAAAAATATAATTAGAGTGGAGAGAGGACTTGCAAATGTTTCTCACGACGCAAACTCACTCATAACCTTCAAGTCTGATTCATTTACAATCGGAGAGAATGTTGATTTCTTTAATTCTAAAATAAATGATAAGGTTTTCTTTAATCCTACAGAAGCAGTTGGATACGGAACAACAGCAGGAACTTCATATCTAGCATCATTTGATTTTGGCGATCAAATTGGAATTGAAAGAAGTATTCCAACAAAAGCAATTTATTTGGAAGGACATCCATTTAAAAATAATCAGCAAATTGTTTATTCTGCAGATGGCACTAATATATCAATTTCAACAGATGGTGTAACAACAACTAATTTACCTTCTACCGTTTTTGCAATCAATAAAGGTAAAAATTTAATTGGAATAAAAACCACACTAAGTTCTGAAGAAGTATTTTTCCATAATGGTGGTAGTGATAGTGATTTGTATTCTTTCGAATCTCAATATAGTCAAATTACAGGAAAAGTTGAAAGAATAAAAACTACGGTTTCAGTTTCCACTTCTCACGGAATGTCTGTTAATGATGCTATTGTTCTAACTGTTGATTCTAATTTATCTGTTGGTATTGGAACATCTACTGATGTAAGAATTTCTAGAAATCAGAATAGAATTCTGGTCAATCCTATAGGATTTAATTCTACAGGTATTAATACAACCACAAATACAATCACATTAAACGATCATGGGTTGGAAACTGGGGATAAGATTTATTATTCTGCCGATTCGGTTGCTTCTGGATTGTCTGTTGGAGATTATTATGTCTTTAAGGTAGACTCTGATAATATAAAACTGACTGAAACATATTACGATTCCACGATAATTCCACCTACAGTGGTAAGTATTGCAGGAACTGGAGGAAGTTCTCAATTTGTATCTCAAATTAATCCCAAAATATCAGTAACAAAAAATAATAATCTGGTATTTAATCTATCAGATTCTTCCCTTTTGGGATACAATTTTAGAATATTCTCAGATCAGAATTTTGTAGATGAATTTGTTTCAACTGGATCAACATCACCATTTAATGTATATGAAGTAGGAACTGTTGGTGTTTCAACAAATGCATCTTTAACTATAAATTATAGTTCAAATTTACCAGAAAAATTATACTATAATTTAGAAAAATCTGGTTTTATAAGCACTGCCGATAAGGATGTAAACAATTATTCGCAAATTTCATTTGTAGATAGCGTATATAATGGTAAACATTCCATTGTCGGTGTAGGTACAACAACGTTTGACTTGGTTCTCAGTCGTACCCCCGAAAGATTATCATACACTCAAAGCGAATGTGATATCTTAAAATATACAACAACATCCACTACTGCAACAGGTGGAATTGATAAAGTAAAAGTTATTTCTGGTGGATATGGATATGATAAGTTACCAACTGCTACAGTATCTTCCACAAATGGAAAAGACGCATATCTTCTGGCAAAGTCAAATTCTATCGGAAGTATAAAGGAATTAAGAATTATAAACGAAGAATTTGAATATTCGTTTGATCCTACTTTAAGACCAACCGCCTTTATATCTCCACATATTACTACTGTAAATCAAAATACAATAGATTCTATCTTAGTTGAAAATGGTGGTAGTGGATATACACAGTCACCAGATGTCATTGTTGTAGATTCAAATACTGGCAATAAAATTAATTCTGGAAATCTGAGCGCCATCTTAAATGGCGAATCAATACAAACTGTAGAAATCATAGACAATCCAAAAGGTCTTCCAGAGGATTCTGTCAACATTATTACCATTAACAATACCAATGGAATAAGTATTCAAAAAGTTGAGTCTAGTTCGACAGGAATATTCACCTGTTCTATAACTGTACCTCCACTAGGATTTACTACTCCTCCATTTGCTGCAGGAGATAAAGTTTTTGTTGAGGGTATAGTAAAAACTAGTTTAAATGGATCTGGATTTAACTCCGAAGATTATGGATATAAATTCTTTGTTGTTGATAATTATATCACAGCATCACCTTATGATAAAGTAGTATTTGATTTATCAAGTGTATCCAATAGCGGATTGACTACTAATACTGGTATTGCCAAGACATCGGCAGATGGATTTGGTTCACTAATTCATTTTGACAATTATCCAACATTTGAGACAATCCAAAGAAGATTGGAATTTAGTAATGGGGAACGATTGATTTCTAATCAAATAGAAAGAGATTTATTTGTTTCTAGTTCTAATGGAACATCACTAAAAATTTCGGGAACTTATGAGTTATCAGTTGGAGAGATTGTAACAGGAAAATCATCAGGAACTGTAGCGACAATTAGTGAGATAGAAAAAAATTCTGGAACATTTGGAGTCAATTATTCTATCACAAAAAATATAGGATGGTCTGATGAAATTGGAAAACTAAACTCCGATAATCAGGTTACTCCAGACAATGATTACTATCAAAATCTTTCATACTCTGTAAAGAGCAGTAAAGAATATAAAGAAGTAGAAAAGTTTATTAAACCACTACTTCACACTAGCGGATTAAAAGATTTTGCCGACACCGACGTAACATCTACAACAGATGCATCAGATCTCATTAGTATCGATGGAACGACAGTAATTCGTGATTTTATAGATGATGTCAGAGTTGATACAATTTATGATTTTGATTTTGCCAGAGATATTGATGTTGATTCTAAAGGAAGATCAAAGTATCTGAACTTGTTAAATACAAAGTTAACTGATTATACTAATAATATTGGAAATGAGGTATTAGCGATAGATGATATAAGTAACAAGTTTTCATATTTTGAGGATAATCCCGCTGAATACACAAATATACTTAAGTTAGATTCCTCAGTTTCATTTGACAATTACTTAGTTAGAATTGCAAATAGTAATAATAGTGAAGTTCAATTTACAGAGGTAGTGATATTAAATGATGGATCTAACAGTTCTATTATAGAAAAGGGAGGAGTTGTCAACGTAGGTTCTGGGTCAACATTCCACATACCAAATGAACAATATGGAAGCTTGGATATCGTAGTGGATGAGTTTAATGACAGTTACCTAAGATTTATTCCTGAAGATGCCTATAATACTGATTACGATTTAAAACTTATAAGAAACACTTTCACAAATTCTACTGGTATTGGTACAACTTCTATCGGATTCATTGATTTAGTAAGTTCTACTGGGGTTACAACTTCTGGGTCCACTAAAAATATAGTAACATTTGATAATAGTGAGTTTGAATCTTTATATGCCAACGTTCAAATCATTGATGATGTTTCAAATGATATGAATTTTGTAGAATTATATGTAACTTCAGATGGATCAAATACTTATCTTTCAGAGTACTATTTTGATAGTGGAGAAACGTCAACACTCTCAAATAACTTTATAGGTTCTTTTGGTGCAAATCTTTCTAGCGGAATTCTGTCATTAAATTATACTAATACTTCTTCTAATAATAATACTTTTAGAGCAAAAGTTGTTGGGTTTGGAACCACCACTTCGGGAATTGGAACTTATAGATTTAAGTTGGATAGACAACCTGAAGGATCTGAAAGAACTGCAATATACAAGTCAGACTTTACTACAGGTATTGGGACAGCAACCATAGTCTCATTAGATAAGACACTATTTAATTCTGTAAAATCTCTTGTTGAAATTAGTGTTGGAGATACAAAGTCTATCCATCAAATCATGATGTTACAAGATAATAGTGATGTTTATATACAACAATCACCTTTATTGAGTGTTAGTGGCATATCAACATTTGATACTGCAATTGGTATAGGAACATTTGGCGGAAATAATTCGGGTTCAAACTTAGAACTTAAGTTTTATCCAGATTCTAATTATTCTTCCGAAAATATAGTTATTTCTGCCTTCAGTCAATGTTTCTATGATATTATAGATACTCAAAATATACCATTATCTCTGGAATATGGAAATATTCAAGAATCTGTTAGTATCAGTTTCTATGATTCTATCAACGGAGATAGAATTAATAGAACTAATTTCCCATTAACGTCTGAAGGAGTACCAATTTTTGTTAAAGTTATTGATCCAGAAGACACCAGTGTATTAAATGCATCTACAGGAACGTTTAATGTTCTAAATCACTTCTTTAAAGACGGTGAAGAACTAATCTATACTCCAAAATCAACCATTGTTGGTATCGCAACTACTGCAATGACATATAGCAATGTAGATAGTGGAGTAACTGACATTTTACCATCTACTGTCTTTGCTGTTGTAACTAATCGTGATTACGACCAATTCCAAATATCAACAACAAGAAGTGGCACTGCAGTAACATTTACTGACCTTGGTGGAGGAAATGCCCATCAATTTGAGATGGCGAAAAAGAATGATAAGTCGATAGTTGTAATTGACGATCTTATTCAACATCCATTAATTTTCTCCAATATTTCACATACACTATCTGGATCTATTGGAACAGGGTCTACTATATTTAATTTGAGTGGAATATCATCGATAAATCCATCAGATATACTAAAGATAGATGATGAGTATCTCAAAGTTACTAATGTTGGTCTAGGAACATCAAGTACTGGACCAATCACTAACGATGGATTATTTAATTTAGTCCAAACTGATAGAGGATTTGTTGGAACTTCTGCAACTACTCATACATCATCAACACAAGTTGACATTTATAGAGGTTCATTTAATATTGTAGAAAATGAGATACATTTTGCAAACGCCCCAAGAGGAAATCCAAAAATAGACAAAACAAAATATAATTTGGATTATGAAACTTCTACATTCAATGGAAGAGTTTTCCTGAGATCTGATTATACCACAAATAAAATATATGATGATCTATCAAATGAGTTTAATGGTATTGGTAGAACATTCACCTTAAAAGTTGGTGGCGCAAATACTACAGGTATTGGAACTATTGGTGCTAGTGGAATTGTTTTGATTAATGGAATTTTCCAACAACCAAGCACACCAAATAATACTAATGGAAATTTTGAAATAACAGAAAGTGTCGGAATAAGCACCATTATATTCTCCGGAATTACGGTTCCTGATACTGATCCATTGGAATACATTATCTCTGACATTGATGTAAATCAGAATGAAACTCCAAGAGGTGGAATTATCGTTTCCCTTGGATCGACTCCAGGACTTGGATTTGCACCCCTTGTAGGAGCATCTGTAACTGCTACAGTATCTGCTGGATCTATTATTGGTATAACAACTAATTTATCTGGAGGTTCGTTTGGATCTGGTTACAATGGATTAACTTCTATTGGAGTTACCGTTTATGAGGATGGTCATTCTGGTATAGCTGCAACTATTACTGCTTCTGTAGGTGCTGGTGGAACACTTTCGTTCAATATTATTGGTGGAGGAACTGGATATACAAATCCATCAGTATTTGTATCATCTCCATCTTATGAAAATCTTTCCGTTATTGGAGTTTCAAGACTTGGAGTTGGAGCAACAACCACAACTGGAATTGGTTTGTCAATTAGTTTGAGTGTTGGTCCTGTCGGGATTGGATCATCTTACTTTGGAGTAGACAATTTTGAAATTTCTAAAAATGGATATTCTTTCCAAAGAGGTGATGTATTTAAACCAGTTGGTATTGTAACTGATTCCAGATTATCGAATCCTATACACGATTTTGAATTAACAGTTTTAGAGACTTATTCTGATAAATTTGCCTCTTGGGAGTTTGGAGAATTAGATTTTATTGATTCTATCTCAAATCTTCAGGATGGTGTAAGAACATTATTCCCGTTAATTTATAATGGAGATATCATCAGTTTTGAAAAAGATCCTGATTCTAGAATTAATTTACAAAATTGCTTGTTAATTTTCATAAATGGTGTTCTGCAAGAACCAGGAGTCAATTACACATTTGCTGGAGGAACTTCTTTAATATTCACAACTGCACCAAAACCAGAAGATAATATTTCAATTTACTTCTATAAAGGTTCTTCCGCAGACTTTACTGTCGTTACTGATATTAATGAAACTATAAAGAAGGGTGATATTGTCCAAGTTTCAAAATTCAACGGAGATCCAGATATTTTGTCTCAAAATAAAAGGACTGTTACAGACTTATCATTCTCAGATAAATTTGAAACAAATCTATATCCTGGTCCAGGAGTATCTGAAGTTTATAGACCATTAAGTTGGACAAAGCAAAAAGTTGATAAGAATATCAATGGCGAATATATTTCTAAAGCAAGAGATTCTATTGAGTCTTTGATTTTCCCAACAGCATATATTATTGATGATATATCTACAACTGATACACAAGTATTTGTTGATAGTGTTGAATTATTTAAGTATGAAAATCCAGATCTAACATCTTTTGATGCTCTCATAGTCAATGGTATATCAACCACTGCCAGCCAATCTATCGAACTTATCAAAACATTTACAACTATTCAAGGTGACACTGGATCGGTTGTTGGAATAGCATCTACAACTTCGCCAAATCTTGCCATAGAATTTACTTTAGATTCTTTAGTTGGAACTGATCTTCAAGTCGGTTATCCAATCTACATCTTTAATACTTCAGTTGGATCTGGCGTTACCTCTATCAATTCTTCAGATAGTGAAGTTGTTGGTATTGGAACTACTTACATTGATAATGTTTATTATGTTGAAGCATTAAATACTTCTACGGGAATCATAACCTGCCGCATTCACTCCGGTTCGAATGTCTCTGGAATAGTTACCACAGGAACTACAAATTATCCAGTTGGTAGATATTCTTGGGGTAGATTATCAAATACTTCTGGATTGGTTAGGTCCTCTAATCCAATTTCTATAGGTGTAACTGGAAACGTCGTATCTGGTCTCTCAACATATCCAATCATTCAGAGAAGAAATGTTGGTATAAGGTCTACTGGCGCTCTCCCTAAACTGTTATAAATATCTAAAAAACTATGTTAATATGGCTGCTGTCGTAACAGAACAATTTAGAATATTGAATGCGAGTAACTTTATAGATTCTGTATTGGATGAGAATAATTCATATTATGTTTTCTTAGGTCTACCAAATTCATCTGCTGTTGGATTTGGTAGAACTTCTGATTGGAGTACTGCTTCTAGCGGACCACCAAGTCCGACTGACAATTTCCAATATTTGACACACTACAGAGATACTGGAATTTTTGGAAAAAGAGTTACAGGTACAAATATTAGAAGGGTGGTGAGAAAAGTCCAGTGGACTACAAATACTGCCTATGATATGTATAGGCATGATTATAGTTCCACCAACTTAACTCCAAATTCTGGAACGAGCAGATTATACGATTCAAACTATTATGTAATTAATAGCGATTTTAAAGTTTATATTTGTATCGATAATGGTTCTTCAGGAACTAATTTAAAGGGAAATAGATCAAAATTTGAACCAACATCAACAGATTTGCAACCATTTACTGCAGGATCTGATGGATATACTTGGAAGTATCTGTTCTCTATTTCTCCGAGTGATGTAATTAAATTTGATTCCACAGAATATATTGTTCTTCCCAATAATTGGTCAACATCTTCAGATTCTCAAATTCAATCAGTTAGGGAAGCAGGAGATTCTGAGACAAATAACAATCAAATTAAAAAAGTTTACATTAAAAACGCAGGATTAGGATATACAGCATCTACATATGACATTTTGGGCGATGGTACTGGAGGAAGAGTTTCTATATCAGTAGATAGTAATGGAGCAATTACGTCTACAAATGTTATAACTGGTGGAAAAGGTTATACATTTGGTATTGTTGACTTGGAAAGAACTGGAACTATATCAAGTGCTGCAAATTTGATTCCTATTATTCCTCCATCAAGAGGGCATGGATATGATCTTTATAGTGAGTTGGGTGCCGATAGAATTCTAATTTATGCAAGATTTGACGATTCTACTAAAGATTTTCCAGTAGACACAAAATTTTCTCAAGTTGGAATAGTTAAAAATCCAAAAGAATATACTTCTTCCGGATTTGCCTCTACCAACTTTACTGGATCAACCTATTCATCGTTAGGTGCATTGAAGTTGGATTCCGCATATACAGGAACTCCGACAGTAGGAGAAAAAATTACCCAAACTCAATCATCTACGGAGATTGCAAAAGGATGGGTTGCTTCATATGACAGCGATACTAAAGTATTGAAGTATTTTAAAGATAGATCTTTATTCTTAACTAATGGTGTCAATCAAGAAGATAGAACGACCATTGGAGTAGATTCAAAGGTTATCGAATTTAATAATACGGATAGTATTGTATTTACTACTGCTACCCAAACAACGGTAGCGTCTGGATTTACTGGAAGTTCTGAAAATGGAATTAGTTTAAGTGCTAACTTTGTAGGTGGACTTGCAGATCCAGAGATAAATAAAAAGACTGGGGATATTATTTACATTGATAATAGACCCGAAGTTGAAAGAAATCTTAGGCAAAAAGAAGACGTTAAAATCATTCTGGAATTCTAAAAAAAATGGCACAAAAAACAGACTTAAATATCAACCCATATTTTGATGATTTTGATTCGGATAAAAATTTTTATAAAGTCTTATTTAAACCAGGATTTCCAGTTCAGGCACGAGAATTAACTACACTCCAATCAATATTACAAAATCAAATCGAAACTTTTGGAAGTTACAACTTCAAAGAAGGAACTGTAGTAATTCCAGGGAATATTGCTTATGATGGTCAATTTTATGCTGTCAGATTAAATTCTTCTGAATTTGGTGTTGATATATCTTTATACCTTAAAAACTTTATAGGTAAAAAAATTACAGGACAATCTTCTGGAACTACTGCAACTGTCCAATTCGTTGCTCTTCCAGATGGTGGAGATATTCAGGATCCAACAATCTACGTAAAGTATCTGGATTCTAATGATGATTTTATCTTTAATCAATTTGCAGATGGAGAAGCATTATTTGCAAATGAAAATGTAGTTTATGGAAATACTACTATTAGTGCAGGAACTCCATTTGCTTCCCTTATCAGTTTAAATGCAACCTCTATTGGATCTGCAGCATCAATTGGGGAAGGTGTATATTTTGTTAGAGGATATTTTGCAAATGTTTCAAAGCAAACAATATTACTTGATAGTTATACAAATACACCATCTTATAGAGTTGGTTTAACAATTCAAGAATTGCTTGTCAACGCCAAGGATGATTCCTCACTGTATGATAATGCAAAAGGATTTACAAACTATGCAGCACCTGGTGCAGATAGATTACAAATTAATTTAAGTCTTTCCAAGAAGTTACTTAATGATAACAATGATACTGATTTCATAGAACTTCTTAGAGTAGAGAATGGTAGAATAAAAAAAATTGAAAACAAAACTGAACTCAACAGACTTGGTGACTATATTGCAGAAAGAACTTACGAAGAGTCTGGACATTATGCGTTAGATAACTTTAAAATATCCTTACACAATTCTCTTAATGATAAATTGGGTAATGATGGTCTATTTTTTGACAATCAATCCACAAGTGACCTCAATACACCTTCTGATGATCTGATGTGTGTAAAAGTTTCTCCTGGAGAAGCTTATGTTGGCGGTTACAATGTAGAAAAAATATCAAATACAATTATTGATGTAGAAAAACCAAGAGATACAGCAACAGTATCTTCCACAAACATTCCCTTCGAAATGGGAAATCTTCTTAGAGTTAATAATGTAAGTGGCGCTCCAAAACAAAAAGAGTCTATCAATCTTTACAATCAATTTGCTGGTGGTGGAACTCAAATCGGAGATGCTAGAGTTTATACCTTTAACTTAACAGGAAGTGCATATCAAGATGCATCTACAAATTGGGATTTATATCTTTACGACGTTCAAACATATACTTCACTCACATTAAATACTCCAGTAGCACCTCTAGGGTTAATAACTTCATCTTATATTAAAGGAAAAAGTAGTGGGGCTAGTGGATATGCAGTTTCTTCTGGTTCTGGAAGTACAGTAAGTATCAGACAAACTTCTGGAACATTTTCTGTAGGTGAACAATTAATCATCAATGGAATTGATGCTTCTGCTACCGTAGCATCTGTTGTTGCATATGGAACTAGAGATATTAAATCTGCTTCTCAGTCTGGTATTTCCGGTTTCCCAACATTTACTGCAGATTCTGCATTGGAGTCTGCAAATCTTCCCAATGGAGTTGTTGGCGGAACTATTAGTGGTGGTAATACATTAGTAAGTCCAGGAAAAGTATTCACTGGAATTAAAGTTGGTGATATTATTAGATATCAAACTGCTTCTGGAGATGAAACATTTAATAGAGTAACGGCAAATAATACAACATCATTAACAATAGCAGCATCTACAGATGTTTCTGGCGTTCATGCTGGGTCTGTTACTAATGGAACATATTCGCAAATTAAACTTGGCATTCCTTTATTGAGAAATCAGGATAGGGGACATCTCTATGCAGAATTTCCAAATAATGATATTGAGTCTGTAAATCTTTCAGGATCAAATTTAAAAATATCGGAACAAATAACTGGAGAGACAACCGATGGTAGTGGTGTTCTGACATTTGATTTATCTTCTGTTAGTGGAATCACTAGCGCATTCTTTGATCCATTTGACGAAGAAAGATACTCTGTCCACTATACTGGTGGTGGAATTGGAACAGTAACATCCGATTCATTCTCTATCAGTGGAAATACTGTTACTATTAATGGATTAGATGCTAGTCAGAGCAGCATTGTAGTAAATGCCTCATTAACAAAAAATGGCATCCAAAATAAGAAAAAAGAATATACCAGAAGTGCTACACTTGATATAGTATACTCAAAGTATCAACAGTCTGGAGTTGGTGTTAATACATCTATTAATGATGGTCTTACTTATAATACAAATTATGGATTGAGAGTTCAGGATGAAGAAATCTCATTGAATTGGCCAGATGTAGTCAAAGTTCTTGCCATCCATGAATCGTTGGATGAGAACGCATCGACATTAGATCAAATTCAGTTTTTTGATACTTCTGTAGTAAGCAATGCAATTATTGGCGAAAACATTACAAGTTCTACAAGTAACACTGTAGCAAGAGTAGTTGCCAAACCTTCTTCTCTTGTATTATCCGTCGTTTATTTGAATCAAGATAAATTTATTGCTGGAGAATCCGTTACATTAGAAGAATCTAACAACACTGCTTCACTTCAGTCTGTAAGTAAAGGTTCTTATAATGATGTCACGTCATCCTTTACCTTAGATAAGGGTCAAAAAGATCAATATTATGATTATTCTAGAATTTTAAGAAGTTCAAATACGCCAATTCCTTCTAGAAGACTGAAAATTATATTTGATCATTATACAGTTCCTGCTTCAGATAATGGAGATGTGTATACCGTTTTAAGTTATGATAAAGATAGATTTGCTGAAGATATTCCTACTATTGGTTCTAGAAGAGTAAGAGCTTCTGATACTCTCGATTTTAGACCAAGAGTATCACAGTTCACTGCTACCAATAAGTCACCATTCGACTTCGATTCTAGAAGTTTTGGAACGCTACCAAAACTTATTTTGAAACCAAAAGAAAGTTCATTGATTGGTTATAATTATTATCTTCCAAGAATTGATAAAATATATCTGGATACATTTGGAAACATTATCGTTCAAAAAGGGATTTCTGAGGCAAATCCAAAAGTTCCTACAAATAAAAATCCTAATGGATTGATGGATTTAGCTACAATAAATCTTCCAGCATATCTGTACAATCCAAATGATGCTACCATTTCTCTTGTAGATAATAGAAGATATACAATGAGAGATATTGGAAAACTTGAAGATAGAATTGAAAATTTGGAAAGAGTTACTTCACTTTCCCTCTTAGAAGTAAATACTCAAACTCTCCAAGTTCAGGATGCACAAGGGAATAATAGATTTAAGACTGGATTCTTTGTAGATGATTTTAAAAATAATTCCTTTATCAATTTAAATGTTTCCTCAATACAAGTGGATGATGATGCCCAAGAACTTACAACAATAATTAGCGATAATTCATTAAAGAGTCAAATAGCACCATCAATTGACATTGCTGATGAAAATCTGGACTTGTCTACAAACTTTAATTTATTAGATTCCAATGTCCAGAAGACAGGAAGTGCTATCACTCTAAAATACACTAGTGTTGGTTGGATTGAGCAACCATTAGCAACTAAAGTGGAAAATGTAAATCCATTCCATGTAGTTTCTTATAATGGATTTGTTAAGTTGTCTCCATCTAGTGATAGTTGGTTGAGAACTGTAAGACTTCCTGATTCCAATTCTTCTATTACAAGAAACGTTCCAGATCCAAATCGTCATGGATCAACTACCACAACAGTTACGTCAAATGATGTCATAATTTCTTCTGGTAACGACCAATATATGCGTTCCAGAAATACTCAATTTTCTGCAAATAATTTAAAACCATTAACTAAATTCTATCAATTCTTTGATGGAAATGGAAGTGTAG